TCCTTCGATACGAAGGCCTCGAACGCTCTGATAGGGAACCTCTTTGGCAACGTGACTTCCTTCGATACGAAGGCCTCGAACGCTCTTATCGGGCCTCTCTTTGGAAACCTTTCAGGGAACGTGACTTCTTTCGATACCAAAGCCTCGAACGCGCTGATCGGGCCTCTCTTTGGAAACCTTTCAGGGAACGTGACCTCTTTCGATACCAAAGCCTCGAATGCTCTTATAGGGAACCTATTTGGCAATGTGACCTCGTTCAATACCAAAGCATCTAACGCGCTTATAGGGAACCTATTTGGGAACGTGACCTCCTTCGACACCAAAGCATCGAATGCTCTTATAGGGCCTCTCTTTGGAAACCTTTCAGGGAACGTGACTTCCTTCGACACGAAGGCATCGAACGCGCTGATAGGGAACCTATTTGGCAACGTGACCTCGTTCGATACCAAAGCCTCGAACGCGCTGATAGGGAACCTCTTTGGGAACGTGACTTCCTTCGATACCAAAGCCTCGAACGCGCTGATAGGGAACCTCTTTGGGAACGTGACTTCCTTCGATACCAAAGCCTCGAACGCATTGATAGGGAACCTGTTTGGGAATGTGGATTCTGTTAATATCACGGCTTCGAATATAACCGCAACTCGGGGAATGGGAGTCGGAGCATATAATGGTTCGACTGCTCCCGCGAATAGCTTGATTGTTTCTGGATATGTAGGAATAGGTAAATCAAATCCTCAATATCTCCTTGATGTGGCCGGAGATATGAGCTGTAATGCATTTAGCACGAGTAGTTCTTTGAATTTTAACTTTATCACGAATCCTCCGCCGGCTCGCTCTACGTCGAGCGGGTGGCAAGGTATTCGCCAAGTTTTTGGCGATCATGTTACAGGTAATGTATATGTGTATAAGAACAATATTCTCGAAACTACTTTAACGCAAACCTATACTGCGTTTGGTGCCTATGTTGCCATTGGCGGCCCAAACGATGATTTGATCGCAGTATCAGGAGTCGGCGAATTTTATTTTTATTACTTCAGCACATTCAACACTTGGAATTTTTATGGAGTTATCCCCACAAACCAATTTTTGGATCCTGACGGTGATTTTGGGCCCAGTCTATGGATGCCATCAATAGGAGCTGTAAATACTATAGTTATTGGACCCTATGGTTACACCTCTGAACCTGGGGCCCCTAACCCGTCGGTGGGTGTATTTAATTGGGCTGGTGACGACATTAATTTTGTAACTACAATAACACCAGACGGAGATCCAGAAAGATACACGGTTGCGATATCAGGTGACGAAAACACCGTCGCGATCGGCGCAGTATATATTGGTGTTTTATGTATATATAATTTGAACGATACTCGCACACCTGCCCTTCGATATTCAACTACTACCGTTGACGGTTCTTATTATCATGTTTCAATTAATTATGATGGAACACTTGTTCTTCTCACAATGGCAAGCGGCGGCCCCAAACAAGTTCTCATGTTCTCTTTAGATTAATTCTCCGATACCAACATATATGATGGACATTATTGAGTTTCTTGACAAACACGAGATTTTGTGGTTTCCTATTCATATTGAAATTGTAAATAATAAAAAAAGTCCAAGACGTGTCGGACCCTTTGAAAATGGTGAACCTTGGGTCGACACGTGGCGTCCAGAATTCAAAGATATAGAATATATGAAAAGATTTCTGGGCGAATGCAATGGCCTTGCGATCGATACGACCACAATTCACCAACTTGATATCGATGAAGCAAAATATCAAAGGCTTTCTTCAAACGGACCATACTATGAATCATTTTGTAAAAAACTTCCTCATATTTTTTACAAAACCAATGAAAAACCAAAATTACCAATACAGCCGGATAAATTTTTTTTAGGGGTCGAAGATCTTACAGGACGGTGGGCCTTCGCCAGGAAAGGTTCCCAGGTTCTCAATAGCAATTTAAACATAGCTATAAGATAAATGGGTTGGTCTCTCTTACAAACCTTTAATTTTGATCAGAATCCAATCATGGCTCAGATAAATAATGACGGAAATATATTTGCTGTAAGTTTAGCAATGGACACTAACAACAGCACTTCCCACACATCGCCTCCAACAATTCTTATATATAGAAAATTGGGTGGTGTATACACGCGTGATAAAAATGATCTGAATTTGATAGTTCCTACTATTCTTAATTCAGATGTCCATTTCCCAGAAGAAATTTCTTTAAAAGGAAACGTATTAACATCAACAATTACTTATGGCCTCGGTATATCTAATCCATATTACGGATCTTTTATATTTAATCTAGTGACTCGCTCCGATGTAAACGCGACCGGGGCCGTGATCGCTCCGATGCTCTACGCGACCGGTGTAAAGTCTTTCAAGATACCGCACCCTGTCAAGAAAGACACGACACTCATTCACAGCTGTATAGAGGGCCCAAGGTGCGACTTGATCTACAGGGGCCACGTGAAACTTACAGGCGGGACCGCAAATGTAAACATTGATTCGGACTCGAGCACATATCCCATGACTCAAGGGACATTTTCGGCTCTTTCCACAAATGCTCGATACTTTTTACAGAATAATGATTCTTTCGACAGAGTCCGAGGAAACTTGAACGATAATTTACTTACAATATTCTCTGAAAATACGGCATCGACCGATGAGATTACCTGGATGGTTATTTCTGAACGAAGAGACAAATCAATCATAAGTTCAGACCGAACGGACACGAACGGATGCTTGATTCCAGAACATGCAGATTAACTCAGGGCAATTTTTCTTAGTCCTATTAGAGTAGGATGAGCCTTCTATTTGTTGATTCGAACAATCGAGACTCGAATATATATACAAATGGAAACTATTATGTTATACATTTAACCAGACCTATAAAAGATGTTGAACGCGTCGAAGTGGTCAGTGCGGTCGTTCCAAATACTATATATAATTTAACCAATGGAATTTCTGCAATTTCATATAATATAGCTTCACAGGGATACAATCAGGTCACTTTGGATCCAGGATTTTATGCGACCAGCACACTCGCCAGGACACTCACTGGATTGATGCCCGGATTAAATGTAGAATATATAGCCAGCGAAGGTTTCTTCATCTTCTATAATGATACGAACTCTTTTAGTATAGTAATAAACTCGCTCGAGTTGGCCACTCTTCTTGGTATGGTTCAGGGTCAAACTCTGAGTTCCGTGATGGGATTAAACACAAGCTGGCATTCGAGCAATGTCATAAAAAGTAGCACTCTTGTGGATTTTTCATTGAATTCTTATTTTTTTCTTGATATCGCCGAGCTCAAGACACCATCTCATATAGATACGGGCGCCATGGACTCAACCACCGGAACAATTTCAGGACAAAATGTGAATCGTGCTTTCGCCCCTATAATGATGGACGTCAATTCTGGAACTATTAAAAATTTTTTAGAAAACAAGGATTATAAAATTTCAGTAGAATATCCAGAGCCTATAAACAGTATAGATCGCCTCACCATCCGATGGGTCGATCGTCACGGGGCCCTCTTAAATTTTCAAGGATATAACTCAAATTCTTTTATTCTTCGATTTTATACTAAAAAGAAGCAAATCTATGAGGAACTCGTGGAAAATGTAGTAACGACCGCACCTATACCAGAGACTCCCAAAGAAATTAAAATTTTCAATTGGTGGGTAATTCTCATGGGAATAATCCTCAGTATAATAGGATGGAAATCCTGGCCGAGGTAATAGATGGTGAACTTTGTTTGATAAAGGACCAAGAGGTCATTCACACGTTCGAACGTTCTGGAAAGTCCCAGGTTGAATATAAATTCATGTGTGACTCGATCCAAAGGAATTTTGATTCTAAATTGGAACCAAAAGTCTTGTGGGAGAGGGCCGAGACTGCATGGGCAGACCTCGGCCCTGAAAACCAGGCTTTTTTATTTACTCTTTTTGACCAAGAGAAGAGAAATGCCCAAGACATTTGTCAGGGTCTCCTGGCGACCCTGTCTGAGTATCAGGGGTTCAAAACGGTCAAGGGGGCTTTCAGACAGGCTCTGAATGATACACTGGAAAAGTTTACTTCTTCATGAGCCGAGCCAGCAGCAGCATAAGAAGAACGAACACGAGCGCATGGACCATAACGCCCACCTGGGTCGGCATACCGGAGTTATCGGTGATGAGGGGGCCGAGCACAGGGAGGCTGCCTGTGACGCTGTAGGTCATGGGGTTCGCAACAAGGAAGAACAGGACAAACTCGAGAGTGTGGGACATTTAATATTATTAAAGAATATAAATGACGACAGCCGTGACAAATTTTGGAAATGTTGTCACGACCGGCACCCTGACGAATAACGGAAGTGTCGGCATAGGTATATCTGCAACCGTTGACTATATACTGTATGTAAATGGTGAAACTCTTCACACTGGGAATGTTTATACTAACCAATTATCTAAAAATATTGGGAACCCTACCACCAACTGGGCCAATGGCTACTTTGGTAATGTTCTAACCTCGGGTGCTACTTCAAACATTGGGTCTAGTTCCAATGTTTGGAACAACGGTTTTTTTAACAATTTGAATTTTACAAATTTAATACCGAGTGCTGGATTTACGTGGACTGCTATAACAGTTAACAGTAACGTTGATACAACAAATGCATATTATTACATAGACCCTTTTCATATTATTCATTTTAGAGGTTATATAACATCTACAGCAATTGGTGGCGCAGTTTTTGGATGGCCCAGTGAATTTCAATATGATACTGTGAATTTTCGTAAATTTCCAGTTTATAACATCACGACTTCTGCATTAAATATTTTCAATGGAGCACATTCAACCCCAAATACACTTCTTACGTTCGTTAGCGCTGCTATCGGGAACGTATGGACTCTCGATGGCCTGAGCTTTCCGCTCTTTTAGCGGGTCACCGCGAAGACCGTCTGGCTGGGCTCGTTAATCTTGATGTTGCGAGCGAGTGCCTTGACGACCAGGAACACGATGATCGCTAGCAGAGTCGTAACCACGGCCGACATCAGGTCGTGCTGGATTCCATCCTTGCCAGCCTTGACGGTCATCGCCACCAGGGTCTTGACGACCGCATACCAGCCAAGGGCCGACGCGAAGGAGAAACCGGCGACCACGGAATTCAGGGACTGAGTCTCGAGCTGAACAGCAATATCACCAATCATGGACGCCATTTATTATATGAATGTGAAAAAAAATTCGTCTGGTTCCCAAGGAACTATATGAGATTCCATTGGAGTCTCATCAATTTGGGAGGTTGCCTCTGGGCCACTATAGCCTGAGACTTCTTCGTCTTCATACTCTTCTTCCTGGAGGATGGTTAGATACTTTACACATTCCTCTTCTTCGTCGCACAAAAAATGGACAAAGCTCATTGTCCCCTACAAAAAACAGAACTTTTGTCTACTGAATCTTTTAACGCACACTCCGCTGGCGTCTCTGGCTCCCAGCTTCCCCAGGTCTCCATGCACTCATTCATCTTATTGGCCATATCGTCAGTTCCCTCATATTTCTTCCACTGAACATCCTCCTCCTCCTCGTCTTCCTCCTCGTCTTCCTCTTCCTCCTCCTCTTCGTCGTAAATTTCGGGATACAAAGAACCCAACTGTTTTCCGAGAACATTTCGAGCCGAATACATGAGTCCGATACTCATGTCTTCGGCGCAGACCACATCTCTTCCACAGGCTTTGGCATAATGGGCGGCGAGAACCGTCGCAGACTCCATCACGGGCAAGAAAATGTCCATAGCGGCCTCCTCCATTATATGGATCAAGGGGCACGCTTTTAAGTCAAAAAAAGTTCGAGAACATCATAGAAACTGAGCCGTTTCCGAACTGTAGAAAGTTATAGGACCGGGCATAAATTCTGATATTTACATTATTTGGATTGGGCAGGAGTGTGAATTTTATATTTTGATTGTTAATTAGTGAAAAATTTACAACCCCTGAAGGGATCTCAGATTCGGGCTCTATGCAAAATGAGTAAAGGTAGAATAATCTATCGGGCAATCTGGTATGATATTCCATAGGCTGTATAATTCTAAGAAATGTCGGAGATCCTACATTGCCATAAATTCTTTCCACGTTATTGAATTTTAATTCTAAATTGGAAAGGATGTCACCCGTTCCGATGCTGGTCGAAGACCCGGTCGCTTCGATAGAATAATCGTATCCAAGGGCTGTATCATTTTGAAGGACAAAATAGAGTTCTTTGACTTGGTTATAAAAATTGAGATTCGTCTGAAAAACCCTGGCGGCCCCATCATTTTTAGATGAAAAATAATTAGCCAACTGAACCTGTTCTATTATCTGAATATGTGGGCGCCGGAGATAATTTATTTCATAATCTGAAATGTAGGTATACTCTATGTTTAGGTGAGCCGAAAAAATCTGGGAAATTTGTGGGCTCGTCGGGGCCAGAAAGACGCTCGTAGGATTCCACAAGAACCGTAGTGTCACGTCTTTCCTAAAGGCGCATATAGGAATTCCTCTTTTCATAATTGAAAAGGGGAGTTGTATTGTGTAGGAACTGTTTGCCGGTCCCGAGAATGTAATATTCTTTCCGACGAGTGTCGAGAGCCCGGGTTGCATAGCTGCGGGCACTCCAAGGTCCGAGCGCATCTCGATATATTCTCCCCATATTCTCTCGATGAGTTCTGAACCAAAGTAAAGTTCTACGTAACTGAAGAGGAGGGTTCCGGCCGAGTCGAGCACGACCGCTCCGGCGGGGAGTTCGACCCGAAGGTATATATTAGTGATGAGATCACCGGATCTTGGAAGAGTCAATACCTTTTCTGTTCCAAAATTGGGTCGATTTTCATAGAACGGAACAACATCTACCCGAGAAGCGAATGGTGTCCGGGCTTGATATTTCTCTATAAAATAGGTCACCTCAGGTTCCCCGCTGAGAAAGACTTCTTCGGGACCGATAAAAGACAGGGTCGCACGCCCTGCCATCTATTAAAAACAGAGAACTTAATTGAAGAGGATTCCACCCATACCATTTTCAATTCTTAAAACATTGTAGGAGAGGGCCACAAGTCGCAGCTGCTGAAAGGGCCTGGGCGGCGAGACGGTGAGGTCCAGAACCACGTTTCTGATACGGCTAAAATTCACTTGACCGGGCCCGAAAGAATATATGAAAAACTGACGACCGTTTGTTGTGCTCCCAGGAGGCCTTGAGAAAAAGTTCAAATATTTATTGAAAGGTTCGATCGTCCCCAGATATACCGAGTCGACCGTGCTGGCCAGGACGGCATCTTGACCGTTAAAGGTGAGTCCGATACTTTGAAGACCACTGTTTGAATAATCATACCCGGTTTGATCAGAGTTCTGAAGGATTAAGAATAATTCCTTGACAGGTCCTTTGAATTTTAATTCAAAATTACTAGAGTCTACTATGAACGAATCGTATTGACACTGAGTTATGACATATTCAAGTCGATGATTTTTGAACCAGTTCACCTCCGGGTCGGACAGGTATACATACTCTGCAATTACAGAGGCGCTTAATGACGTGTCTAAAGTCTGAACACTTGTCAAATCTGCAAAATTACCAAAAGTCACGACGACTTCGACATTTTGGCGTCCGAGTGCGACCAGGGGAAGGTAAAGTTCTGGTCGGTCAAAAAAGTAAAAGGGCAAATTCACGTAGTATGTCCGGCCCGGAGAGCTGACCGATGAAGTGTCATATTTCCCTATGAGGACAGCGAGGCCCGGTTGGTTCTCTAATGGGACATTGAGCTCGTTCCATATTTCTATATACTCGCCCGTTAGGGTCTGGATCGTCTGTCCGCCTATTCGAAGGTCGACTGATTTTAGGGCGAGGGTCCCGACCGAATCATTATACAAGTAATTTGTGAAAGGGGTCGGAGGCGCAAAAACTCCTATCGGGTATATCATCATGTTACTCAATCCTTGGAGTGTAGTTGGACTGCCCGAAAGACTTATATAATATTGAACAGTCGTGTCGGCTATATAAAATGGGAAAGAAATTGTGTAGGTGTTTGAAAGTTGCAAATTCACTTCTTGTCTAAAAATAATTGTCTTTGGTTGATTTTCTATTATCACCGATGTCACAAGTTTATCTGAACAGAAAGAACCAACAAACATATATGAACCCGCTTGTATGAAACTCATTGAACCATTTCCGTTTACTGTTATTAATGAAGAGCTAGAAGAATTAAATTGAGTTGACAAATCCAATGGACTCGTGATAAGTCCACCTCCGGTAAAAGTTATACCTTGACTTATATTTTTAATAGTAAAAAATGATCCGGGTAAAATATTTCCAGACCCAGACGTTGACAAAAACAAGCGACATACTGTTGAAGTATCGTAAACAACAAGTGGTATAGAGAAACAGAATGTTGGTGACTGTCCTATTGACGAAAGATCAAATATATATTCACTTCCGTGAACAATAAGAGATACGTATGTTGCATATACTCCCGGACTCAAGTAGAGAGAGCCTGTTATTATATAATTTCCGGGTGTTGAAAAGGTAAATGATGAGTCTGAATTTAATGTAATTCCGGGCGATGTAAAATTGGTCACATTGCCATAGAGAGGTATGGTTCCAGAAATGGCCGTCACTGTTCTGTTAAACGCATAATACATATTTACCGGAGTTATTACAAAAAATGCGTCCGTAATCAATGTTCCCATTGAACCCGAAATAAAAAATAAAAGAGAAGTCCCCGCGACTCCCTTTATGGGAAGGACTATGGACGCGGTCGGGTCGCAAGATACGGACGGTGAATATGATGACAGAGTTGTGCTTGAACTTACTCCATAACTAAAAGTCTGAACTGAGCCCGATGCCAAAGTAAATCCTACCCGGATCTCGTAGAGTCCATCTGTATTAAATTTTATAGAATTATTTATGATCGTAAATTGATTCTGAGAATTATTGCGAGACCAGTTCGAGAGTTCCAACTGCTGCAGGGAAGGTCCTATAGACTGTGATACGTTAGAGAGGGAAAGATACAACCCTAGTGTGCTCGGGTAGGTGTTGCTGAGTCCCGTTCTCTGGAGCCACCCGGTCAAAGGGATCGAAAAGTCCGGGGTGACTGTCCCGGACACTGCGTTATACACGAGGTTACTCGTGTCAGAACTATCGTAATTATTTGGATCGAATCCCCAGAAAAGAGGACCGGTGGCCGAAATCGTGTTTGCGTTATAGGGGACTATGACGTTCGATACTCCCGAAAATATAAATTTGTTCAATTCACTATTAAAACTCATATATGGAGAAAATGGTGCACCCCATATCGCCATGTTTCCAGGCTCGGATGAATAATATGGAACAGTTGAATATGCGGCCGTGAGAGGACCGACGGTCGTCCCATCCGCAAGGCCGAGCCAGAGGACCGGTGCGTTTGTGGACCCTGGGGGTGTTCTCCAGACATAATATTTCCCTAGGTCACAAAGGCCTGGTAAAGTTAATCTCAGAGTCAGGGCCCTCAAGAGGTCACCGCGAGCCATAATTTCACACGTGGCCTGTTGACCCCATTGAATATTTGTCCCGTTAAATTGGTTATCAAAAGATTCTAGGACAAAGGGAGTGTGCCGTTTATATGTTCCCGAAAAATAAGTAATCTGGGGCGATCCTGTGAGCAACACGTCCTGTTGCCCACGGGCCGCGAGTTCTATGAAACCCGAACTCATTCCTGATAATGACCCAGAACTTATTTCGTGCGTTTCAGGCGACTCTCTATTTTGTTACTAAATTGTAGGACCGAGATATGGCTCTCCAATTGAGAAAGTTCAATCCGGCATCAATGGGCGACGACAAGGTTTGTGTTTTTATAGGTAAAAGAGGAACCGGAAAAAGCACCCTTGTGACGGACATCCTCTGGAACAAGAAGCACTTGCCGGCCGGTATAGCAATGTCAGGGACCGAAGAAGGCAATGGGCACTACAAGCAGTTCATACCGGACCTTTTTGTTTACGGAGACTACAATAAGGATGCAATCGAAAAGTTGATAGAACGTCAAAAGAAGCTCTTGATCGTCGGAAGATGCCAGCCGGTCTTTATTCTTATGGACGATTGTATGTATGATAAGTCTTTTATGCGAGATATCTGCATTCGCCAACTCTTTATGAACGGCCGGCACTGGAAGATTTTCTTTATGATGACCACACAGTATTGTATGGATATGACCCCTATGATTCGCACGAATGTCGACTATGTCTTTGCGCTCAGAGACAATGTGCGGCAGAATCGCGAGAACCTCTACAAGGCTTTTTTCGGAGTCTTTCCAAATTTTGATCAATTTTCGCAGGTTATGGATGCTTGCACGGAGAATTATGAGTGTCTCGTATTGGACAATACGTCCAAATCTAACAAGATTTCAGATTGTGTGTTTTGGTATAAGTCTCCGATCCGTAAGAATTTTAGGGTAGGAAACGAAGCCTTCTGGAAATGTCACCAGCAGCACTACAATCCCAGGGCCCCACCCCGTGGTCCCCTGGAGCCGTCCGTGAGGCGCAAGGGAGGGGTCGTAACTGTCGTAAAGAAACCTGCGCTTTAATATTTTTTCTATTTTAGATTGAAATTACATATGGAGACTTACGACATGAGTGAGGGGAGCACGTTGATAAATGCCATTCACGAGGAAAAGCAGCCAGAAAAAAAGGTTGAGCAATCTCAAATGGCGGACTTTTCTACACCTATCGATGAAATTATTGAGGAGCCTCAGCAGGGAGGGGCGGTCCACCCTGGTGGGTCTAATAGAACAAAGTCTGGAAATCCTCTTGGTCTTACGAATGAGCAGTTCCAGTCGCTGATCGCAGGAGTCGCAGCGGTCATCGCCTTTTCAGAGCCCGCCCAGGACAAACTGAGTTCTTTCGTGCCAAAGTTTCTGTCCGAGTCGGGAGACCGTTCTATGACCGGCCTCATTGTCACCGCACTCGTGGTCGCTATTATTTTCTATTTTGCTCAGAAATATCTAATCAATTAAAGTGTCCCCGCAGTAGTTTCTGGTTCCGGTCGGTTCGTAGAGACCGGCATCTATACAAATCTTCTTCAGTTTTTTAAAATTATCCCAAAATTTGTCTGAATGACTATACTCGGGAACAGACATATGGGCCATTTCGTGAATGAGAACATATGTCGCTGAATTTACATCGTCTCCATCAAGACAGATGTAAATTTCATACCCTTTATTCACGTTGGAACCTATGGCACCCTGAGCCCTGGTCCAGCCCCTCATCCCCGTCAGAATCGACGGGGTCAAGACGGGAGTCCACGTAGGGTCTCCGGTCTGCTGAAGGACGTCTATTATCTGTGCGTAACGCTCTTTGAGTTTGATAAATATCCGTGGTTCTCGTTGAGTTATTAAAATTACAATTAATATTAAAATTAGACAATAAACTATCATCCCTTACTCATTCACAATTTTTTTTAAAAATGAATTTTGAATATAAATCGGAAATAAGTTTGTTGGGCTTGGGGATCATTGGTTCCCAAGTGATCAGTTCGAGCCCGACACCCTTGAGGGCCTCGATGAGGGTTCCGGGGTCCAAGAGAGGCTCGTCCTTGGGCCCGTCGGCATAGAAGGGTCCGTCGGCCAGGCCGATGAGGAGCTGTCGCCCACCTCTCCATATCTTGAATTGATTTTCTAACCTATCAGAAAACTCGCCATATTTGTCAGCCATCGCCAAGGCGCGGTTTCTGTCGGGCACGATGCCAATGAGGAGACCCCCAGGCTTTACGGCGCATCCGATTCCTTTGATTGAGTCTTCCCAAGAATTCAGAATGTAGTGAAGTGAAAAGTTATAGCAGACAACGTCAAAAGGTCCGGCAAACGCAGCCTGTCGAATGTCGCCCGTTCCCAAGAAAAACACTGGGAAATCAGCCTCGCGGGCCCGACTCTCGGCCTCGATGAGAGATTCGACGTCCGGATCTATGGCAAACACGCGGGCCCCGACCGCCTTCCACTTCCACCAATCACCCCCGCGACCGCAGCCACAATCTAGAACTGTGTCGCCCGGTCGAACATTTGAATTGATAAGGTCCTTTTTGCAAGAATTATGAAGCCTTCGAATTTGTTCCATCACTTAAAAGATACAAGCTTCTTTCTTTTATATGGGTTCCCTAGAGCAAGATTACCTGACCGTTCCTGGACAGCTTTTTGCGTGCGTGTCCTTTGTTGGCCCCGATCTTCCCCAGAAGAATGAGAAGCTTGGATTGAAGATTCGAGGGGCTTTTCCGACCCGCGATGAGGCGGCAAATCACGCCAAGCGTCTTCAGCGCGAGGATGCGCTCGTTGACATCTATGTGGTCGATATGTATAAGTGGCTTCTGATTCCACCGGACCGCACTCAGATCGAGGATGTTCATTACCAGAACGAGAAGCTCGAGGAGATCATGACCAAGTATAAGGAGAATCAGACCCAGGCCGCTTCGATGTTCGAGAAGCGCAAGCGTGATATGATGGCCAAGCCTTCCGATGGCGAGTTTCCGTATATCGATCCGGCCGATGAGAATTCCAAATACTACACGAAGCCGGATGTTCCGCCGATTCCCCATCCGGCAGAGCTCCTTGACGATCTGACAAAGGAGTTTCCGGACAAGGAGATGGCCGAGCTCGTGAAGATTGCGGACGAGCGGGTCGCCAAGGTTATCGAGGAGCGCAAGGCGGCCGCGGCAGCAACTTAAAATATGTATAAATAATAATGTTTATAGCACTGATCCTTGCACTGATACTACTTTTTGTAGTATTGGTCAAGGCGAAGAATTCTGAAAAATATCAGTCCGATATTTTTCAAGATCCGTTAATTAGGGCAAATCCCTGGATAGGATTTGTCCAAGAAGATATATATAAAGACCCATCTGGGCCAATTGGCGACTTTGAAGGAAAGTCTGATGTTTTATCAAATTTGAGTCCGGCTGAATTTACTTAAGGGCCGGATTGACAATAATAGGGCGCATATTCATTATGATAACTCCAATGACTACACCGAGGAGCAGAAGGGCAATAGGGTTATTGAAGGGAGCCGGGAGAAGAGTTTGTGCCTGGGCCTCCCATGGAGGCGGCTCACGATAACGCTGAGGCTCCGGTGTCCACACCTCGCGAACAGGCTCGGGCTCGATCTCGGGCTCGATATCAGTCCAGCTTACCGTCGGCCTCTTTTCGGACTGATCGTTTTTTGACTGCGGTTCTCCCTGTGTCAGGAATGGGGGCGTTTCGCTGTTTGACAGAAACGGTGGTCTCTCCATCACTGTCCGATACATCACTCTCGCTTTTATCTGGGACAACAAATCCATCTAGATTTCCATCTTCGTCAGCATCATCTTCAGAATCTAGGTCCGAGTCGTCCTCATCATCCTCATCGCCCGATACAATATCAGACTCATCGGTATCATAATCATCGTCGGCATAATCATCCTCGACCTGCTCTTGAGGCTCGTAGCGCTCGGGAGGCTTGGACACGCGTCCATACCGGGTTGTAGACATTTCTTATCTAGAAATAAGTTTTACGTTTAAGTAAGTTTAGAAACCGACCGTTCGAAAAGCAGCGGGCCCGGCTCCAAATGTGGGTCGGGCAGATGGTGGAGGACCCGAAAAAAACTCCTTGAAAACAGATGTCGAAGGACTTCCCACAATCGCTACATCGGTTAATTTATCAACTATCGAAGGAGGCAAAATGTGTTCGGCCCCTTTGAACTCTTTGCATTCTTCATCAAAACATCTTTGTGAAATTCGACCGGCCCGTATATTGAACCAGATATGATTCGACTTGTGCGGGCGACCTATATTTTCGCAATAGGTTGAGTCAGTCTGCAGAAACCATCCATCATGGTCGTGCCTTCTGACTTTTACGGATCGGATGTGGTCCTGACCCTTGATCGAACGTCGAATAAATTCAGCTAATCCATCAACCTCGATAAGATCCTTGCTCGCTTGGGCATCCTCTCCGGTCACCCTGATCGACATCAAATTCAAAGTTTCTACACTCTTTGGTAAATCTCTGGGTATATAGGGATCTCCGGAAGGTTTCTTGTGTGACCAGAGCATCCTCAGACCTGAACCACCGTAGACGGACGCGTCTATTATTTGCTCCCAGGGACCTTCTCCGATTTCTTCTATAATTTTAGTTCTCAATTGAAGAGCTCGGGTCTTGGTCACAACCAACCCGGGCCAGTGAATGTGCACTCCGGACTTTATCAGACCATCCTTGAGAGGTCTGGGTTGGGCTCGAGCCACATAGAATTTTCGATCGACCCCTATGGCCGAATGAATTATGTCACAAAATTGATAAAGGTCTCTGTCGCTCAGTTTTTCCTTGGCCTTGTAATCAAGGTCCACGAAAAAATTAAACCGCTCGGTCTTTTGCTCGACGACATACAATTTTGTTCCAGAATTAATAGTTTCCAGATAGACCCTGTGGAACTCCTGAATTTCTTCATCTGGCACGAGAAGAATTCCACCATTCATGAGGACGTGAGTCCCGGAGCCCTTTGGGATTCTCCATCGGTCTATTGTCATTTATTTAAATAAAGTCTTCTTCTTAAAGTTATTCTTCATCTGATGAATCCACGAGCCAAGACAGAATGTGCTTCTTTTTCTGGGCCTTCGGAGCCTCGGGGGCCTTCGGAGCCTCGGGAGCCTTCGGAGCCTCGGGGGCCTTCGGAGCCTCGGGGGCCTTCGGAGCCTCGGGAGCCTTCGGAGCCTCGGGTGCCTTCGGGGCCTCATCCTCAATCTTCTGAATCTCGGCAAACAATTTCATGACTGACATTTCACGGGCAATCTGCTCGGGATCTTCACCCTTGCCTCTGAGGCCTGCAAGTATAGTGGCCAACTCAATCTTGGACCGGGTCATTCTATTTTAGACTGACCTATTTTATTTGTTAAAAGGGCGCGGAATTTTATACGATAGAATTCAAGTTAAAAGGTGTCCAATTGTTTGCTCCGAGTGCTTGAGTGAACTCTGGATTTCCGAGGACGTGCCGCCGGATCATAGGCCACAGGTTCGGGCACTTTGTGATCGAATCGAGGTTTTCGAATCGGCACTCGTCATTTTCATCATAATTTTTGCGAAAGGGAACTTCGGCCCCTTCCATTTTCTTCTTTTCTTCACTGAAACGTTGGATAAGATGCTTGTGTTCTGCTCCAGTCATTGGTAGGTTGAAAATATACACGTGATAATGGTTGATTACGTCGACTCCATCCTCGATATCCCTAGGCTCGGGTGTATCTGTCGTAAATTTGAAATAGGAATAGGACCCCCTTTTCAAATTTATGAGGCCTCGCATCTCTTCTTCCAGTTCTCTTACTGCACATCGAAGTGGATTATAGATTTCACGACGTCTGCATCCTCCCGTCACAAAGGTCCATTCTCGGTAGCGCCTGTCATGGACTATCAAAAAATGCTTGAGGCCTCCTATTTCACTCATCGGTATAGCTATAGCTTTGTGTCGCTCTCGAGGCATACTGGGATATTCCAAGTAAAATATTTCGCCATTTATGATGCATAGAGCAAAGACCCAAGACCCTTATCAATTCGCAGAACGTTATAATTTAGGGCATAAATATTGTTCCCGTTAAAAACGGCCGCGATTGTGGTCGAACTCGGCACGACCAACCTGAAAGAATCAAGTCTCGAAAAGTTGAGAGTTCCGGTCGGCTGCAAGTCGGCCGTGTCCAGACACCAAGGGATAACTACGAAATTTGGAGGAATATATGAGGTGCCGGATAAATCATTTTCAGGATTTCTTAACCAACCAAAGGGTGTATGATAGTATGTTGAGGCGTCAGTCCAATGAGGCAAAGGTCGCATATCACCAACGTCAATTCCGTTAATCTGTAAGAGCAATCGCTGTTGGGCAAGTTTTGCTGGCTGTGTATCATAAGGAGGTTTTTCAATGTAATTACACGCCCGAGACGCCAAAAATTTTATGGGATGCGCAAAGGCGAGTTCTTGAACAGCAGATTTTGCGGGTCCGACCGTCTGAACCTGAGTAATCAGAATATCTAACGGGTTACTGGCCATCCACGTGCGTTCGGGTGCGCCTAGATAAATGTAATTTGTCCAAACCTGTATTTGAAACAAATCTATACTGTATTCTGGATTTGTTGGATACGCCCAACGAATTCGAATTTCTACATCATGGAATTGGAGGGCCACAAGAGGGATAGAGGTTGTCCAATCCTTACAAAAAAAGAATTTAAGAGGAAAAAAGTAAGAATCTCCTTGTGACATATTTAACTGTGAAAGATTCTGGGAACCGGTAATAGGTTCAATGATATTCATATATTTAAAGTCATGTGAATCGATTAATTGACCTCCTATATAAAGATCTATCTTATCAATCGTATTTAACCATAAATTATTATATGGTGTGTTTTTTATCATACTTTCATCATTTGACACGGCCGTTAAATACACATAATTCAACATGTCACCCTTTCTCTCGAACCGGACCGTGGAGATGTTCCCCGGGGCCGGAGTTCCCTGAATGACTTGGCGCTCGAGCGAATGGGCAAAGTGCGTGGCCCGTTTATAATTTGATATAAAATAGGACATCTCGGGATGCCCTGTGAGCCATTCATCCTGGGGCCCGGTTGCCACGAGCTGAATGCTCATTTATACTAGGTGCGGATATTTAAGATGCGTAAAGGAGCGAGCCCATACCATCCTGAATTCTGAGGATGTTGTAATTTACGGCGTAAATATAGTTCCCGAAATTTTGCAACGCATGTATTCCTCCATTTAGACTCGTAGGAACAACAATTCTGAAAGAATCTATCCTTGAAAAGTTTAAAGTTCCGGTAGGCTGTAAACTCGAGGTATCTAGACAGAAAGAAATGAGAACCAACCCACCAAGACCGTTATTCATCGGGGCGAGTATATTATCTATTGTATATGGCTGAGCCCATTTGACATTGTAATACAACGGAACACTTGTCCAGTGAGGTAAATGACGCGACTCTCCTATATCGACTCCATTAATTTGTATTTTAAATTGATAACTACTTACGTCTTGTGAGAAGTAATTTTCTTCATAATGAAATGCGGGCCATGATATATATTTTACAGAATTTGCAAATGGTAAATCTTGTTTAAAATTGGTGCTGGCCAAAGTTCTTTGAGTTTGTGTAATTAGCATATTATGTGTATTAGTCGCGAACCAATCGCGCTCAGCCTGATCGAGATATATGTAGTTTGCCCAGGCTTGTGGATAGAACCCAGAAGATATAGTAGTCGAAACTGAATTCCAATAAATTCTCATTTCAACTTCGTGAAAAGCAAGAGCAACGAGTGGAAGAGCAGCCGACCAATCCTTGCAAAAGAAAAAACGCATAGGAAGGAATGAACCACTTACATTATTTATTTTTCCCTCATTAAATGATCTGCATTCAAGGGGATTGTCCACGGCCAATAAAAATATGTTATCTTGTGTATCAATCAATTGACCACCTATATAAAGTTCAATTCTGTCAATAACACATGGTAGTCCAGGAAGTAACCAGTCGATGTTAACTGCAGTTGAACCATTTGGATTTGAAAACGTAAGATAGACATAACTAAGAAGGTCCCCTTTTTTATCGAATTTTACTGTAGAAAACCCGCCATCGTCCGGTTTTCCCTGAACAACGAGCCGTTCGACAGAATTTGCATAATGTGTCGAACGACGATAATTCGTCATGAAATATGACATTTCGGGTTTCCCCGTGAGCCACTCATCCTGAGGGCCCGTAGCAACGAGTTGGACTGCTCCACTCATTTATAGTATTTAGTTATATTTTACGAGGCGTAGAGGAGCGAGCCGAGGCCGTTCTGAATTCTGAGGACGTTGTAGTTTACCGCGTAAATGTAGCCGCCGCCGAAAAGACCGGCAATGGAAGTCGTGGAAGGGACCACAAGCCGGAACGAATCGATCCGAGAAAAGTTGAGGGTTCCGGTCGGCTGCAGCTTGGAGGTGTCGAGGCAGTAAGGGATGATAGCCACTGGCAGGGTGCTCGTCCAGCCCACCGGCGTGTGGTAATAGGGTGCCGCATCAGTCCAGTGGGGCAGAGGACGGATGTCACCAATATCAGATCCGTTAATCTGAGTATTGAATTTTAGATTCGCAATAGATCCTCCTGAATAAGCCGGTGCCACGATCGCCAGGAACTTGATGGGCTGGGCCAGAGCAATCTCCTGGACGCGCGAAGCCATCTGGGTCGTTCTCTGAACCTGGGTAATCAGCATATCCTGCTTGGTGGTGGCGAACCAGTCGCGCTCGGCCTGGTCCAGGTAGACATAGTTCACCCAAGACTGGAGCTGAGTCCCGGCCGCCAGAGACAGCGACTGGGACCAGGTGATGCGAATCTCCACATCGTGGAACTGGAGAGCCACGAGGGGAATAGCGACCGACCAATCCTTGCAGAAGAAGAACTTCAGAGGGTATATGTAACTGGCGTAACTTGTAGTCACGTCAGCCAGGGCCCGATTCCTCTGAGAAACCGTCTGAGAACCGGTCACGGGCTCGATCTGTGCGCTATATGTGAAATCCTGGGTATCGATCATTTGGCCACCGATATACAGATCGATTTTGTCGATGATGGTGTTCCAGGTTGGGTTCAGAAGATTGCCGCTCGAGTCCACGGCGGAAAGGTAGACGTAGCTGAGAAGGTCGCCCTTCTTCTCGAAACGGATAGTCGAGATGTTCCCGGCGGAGGGGTCGCCCTGGATAATCTGTCGCTCGATGGAATTTGCGTAATGGGTCGAACGGCGATAGTTGGATCTATAGAAGGACACCTCGGGTTTTCCGGTCAGCCACTCATCCTGGGGACCGGTCGCTACAAGCTGGACAACGCCACCGCTCATTTATACTAATTGGACATATTTTTTTAAGAAACAGTTGGCGCTAGCGAAAGTGCATATGGATTTTTTTCGAGCTGCTGAATTGCGATATCAAGACTGGTCGGAGATGCATAGGGATTTCTGTTTCCCTTGCGCTCATTTAATTTATCGAATTCAGGGGCTTTATATCCTTGACTGGGTCTGTTCGTGGTAGGCCCGATCGGTCCCAGTTGAAGGGGTCTCGACTCTGCTCTTGTGGCAGACATAGCCCCGACTTGGTTTACAGGATCGTTTCTTACATTCATTCTTCCTGGGTTTCCGGCCCGATCTGCATTTGATCGGTTTCCGGTTTCTCTCGTGAGACCCTTGTCGGTCGCGTTTCCATATGGTAAATTTACCTTATACTGGGCTGTGCCCGTAGAAAGAGTATCGGTCCGCAGTCCAGTTTCGGACCGAATAGTCATCCGCTTGGCCTTGACGTGATTCGGACGTCCGGCCGCTCCGGTCAGGGCCCCACGGGCACCGCCTCCACCGTAGGCTGCCGGGGCACGGTAAGCCGTCTTTGAAGACTTGGCCTCGTGGGTTATATTCCCGATATAGGCAGCCCCGCCGTTCTTTACGATGGCATCCGGGGGTCCCTCACCGCCTGGAAGAGTCGTGAGGCGCTCCTCATTCATATTCACCGGAAGAGCACGGAAGTAATCCTGGAAACCTCCGCCGGCCGGAACGTCCGGTGCGAGACCAAGACCTGGGCCGACAGTCATAGGCTGACCGGTCGGTGCGAGGTTCTTTTGAATATTGGTAACAAATTCACGATTATAAAGATCGTAGACCGGTTGACCATAGGGCATCTTCGAAGTATTGGATGAAATATCCTGAATTCCAGTCACGGTCTGCTTCGGCGCGAGACGCCAATCACCTATACGCTTTCCCTTGTCAGGATTTCCAGGTCTCTGATCAAAAAAATCACCGAGATGCTCACCTTGGCCTGTTGCGGCATTGTCTAAATCCTTCTGAGTAATTGATTTCCTGGTTGCCGGGGGTGCTGAAGACTTGGGGTCAGACAAAGTCTTTCCGACAAACACGAGACCTACAATGGCTGCTAGTGCCACCGGGTCCATTAGTATATCATTTTAAAATTATTTTAATGGATACCGTTGCTTGAAACGATTATTCTGATCCTCTGCGTATGTGCTGATGGGATTTCGCTCAAGGACTTTTACTGGCATTGTTATATAACTATTGGGAAAATCATATGATTTTTCGGCCCAGGTCTTTCTGGAGCCAGTCGTTGGCTCCTCGCGAAGGAGGCTCTCTATTTCTGTTTTATCCGCGAGAACTATCTGGGCCGGGCCGCGCCACACGCTCGAATCGAGAATATTCGGGCTATTCATCATTGTTGTTAACGCATATTTTAATTACCGCCACGCATCTGCGACCTCTCTGGAAACGTAGAATAAAAGCGGTCTGGGTTGCATGCTAATCCGCCCTGATCATGGCATTTAGGCTCAAAGGGCTTTCCGAATGCTGCGGTGGCGAACGCCCCTTGGTCATGTTCTGGGACGGTGTAGAAATTTCGCTCGGCATTGCGAATACTCTCGAATGGGTGAATACTGCTCCAGGCGGCCTGGACCTTGTCACGAACACTAGGATACCACGCCGCCCCAGGAAGATTCATCGCGTCTCCTGGGACCGGATTGGCCATCGAATTATCGGTCGTCGGTGCAGTGTAATAGGATATTCCAGACTCTGGACTGGACAACCGTGTTTTCCAAACATAATATAAAATTCCGAGTGCGATCGCGCCGAGTGCGAATATGCGCACGTCTCTTGAAATTATATAGAATAAACAGACCGCGTAAATAATAAAGCGAGCCGTGGCCGAGACGCGCTGTCGAGGTCCCTGAGATGCGTTGGGCCAAAACTGGAGAAGTTCGCTAGTTTTGAAAATATCATTTAGATCCATTCTTATATTTATCGAGAAGATTTCTTTGATCGAATTCGAGGTGCTGTGCGCTGGGGAGGCGGAGGACCCATACCGCCGAGCATCTGTCCGAGCATACCCGCGAGTGCCTTCTCGTCCATCTGACCACCATCCTTCATCTGGTTCGCACAAGACTCTGCGGCTGACTCTATCATACTGAGCATCTCGGGAGGGAACATACTGAAGGTCGTGCCCATCATATAAAGAGACTGAATATACTGCCAGATTGCCTGACGAGTCGTCTCAGAACAGTCTTCACGCTTCCATATCACGTTGAGATTCATATTTTTTACAAACTCATTCTCTTCACAAAAGAAGGAGTCATCCTTGGTCATTATCTTTCCGGACCAAGAACCTATCTGACTCACAAAGGACTTGCAGTCCAGTGGTGTCTTTTTGGGTTCATCGGGAAAGATACGGGCGAGCTCGCTGATAAATTGACACATCATCTCATCAAATGCTTTGAGGGTCGTCATTTTATAATAAAGAAATCACATCCTTAAGTTAATTTAGTAAGGTTGTTTGAGGACCGGACCCGAGTCGCCCTGTCCTTGATGCACTATAAAAAATACCAAAAGTCCAACAAGAAATGCCGGCTTGAAATACTGGGAATTTTTAAGATTTCCTTCATTGTTAATTTTTGAACGTGTAAATACGAAAGCGACCACAATCGCGGCTGCTATGACAGCCGCTCCGAGCGGATCTCGGAAGTAATAATCCATCCTTTATACTGACGGGGTTATTTTTTCAATCCGTAACGGAGCATCTCTGAACAGTGACTCGCCCTCTGGTTCTGGGGCTGTCGTCGGTCCGACTGGAGTCACCCCGGGGACGCTCGGAGGAGTCAAGCTGTTGTTCACAGTCACCTGCGTGTGTTCACCTCCGGGAGTCTGAGCAAACTCCATATTTCCCACGGGAGCTTCATCGATCATATCAGGTATATCATCCTCTTCCTCGATCTCATCCTCAAGATCCTCATCCATATTCAGGTCGCCGCCATTACCCATAGAAGGAAGATATGTGCTCAGAATTTCACCTGTCGGAATAAGGTCCTCAATAATCACTATGATATTCTTATTGAAACGCTTATTCAAGTCTTCAACGCGCTCGTGCTCTATCTTATTATCGACTATAATGCTCGGCGAGTCATACAGGTCTTTGGCACAGGCTTCGTAGCACCTCTGAGAAAAGACGTCGGTCGCAGGAAGCTTGATGCAAATCTTTTTGGATTTTTTGTCGGTTCGGATCGCACTCAGAATCTTGACGTGAATAATGAAGACGGCCGCAAGCAGGCTCGGGAAGAGCGGCTGGTTCTTTATGATTGCATCTGAATTTTTAGTTGAAATTGAAGAATTCCAGGTTTTTACGGCTCGAAGTCTCTCCTGGAAATTCTGAACCGCGTGGCGGCCCCGCGTCTCCTTTTTGGCCTCGAGCCACATATCCCAGAAGGTTTCTATCATGACTGGTATCATCGCGTCGCAGAGCTTTTTTGTAAACCGCCGCTCGGACTCGTTAAGGATATCCATTTATAATACTGAACAGTAATTATTTACGATTATTTGACGAGCGAACTTTTTGTGCAAGTTTCTGAAGATTCACAAGGTTCGGAAGGTCCGGCACGAAATCAGTTTCTTGTTCGACCCGTTTGGACCACTGGACTTTTATGTCGAGCGGGCCGACCATATCCACACGGTATCCAAGTCTTTGCAATTGTCTGCACATATAAATAACAGTCATAGTTAAATCATATTTTGGAAAACCGACAATAAATGTTGGAACGGTCAGTATAGAATGTTTGTGTCCCAGTTCTGAAGAATTCTTAATTTTCCTACAGAATTGTTCAAGAAGGCATTTATAATATTCTTTTTTTGCTTCGTTTCTCTTCTTTTCAGAGAGAGAAATTTGCTTTGCCGATACGGCCATCTGATATAATATTTATAAATTAAGAACGAGTATTTAGAGACAGTGGGGTCATTGCTATAACGGCCTGTATGTTGTCATCAATCTCTTTCCATGACTTATACTTGTCGGGCTTGAAACCCACCGTCGGGTCAGGCTGGCTGGTAAGATCCGACGACAGTATAGCGACCGAGCCATCAGGACTTACACGGGACGTTATATCATATTGAATTCCTGAGAATATACTCGAATTGAAGAACAAAACTCGAGATACGTAAGAGCCATCTGCCTGAGGATTTATGAAGACGGTATCGATAGGGACCAGGTCGGGGTTCCCTTTGAGGAACTTTTCGAGGATCGCTTCATTTACGGCCGGGGGTATAGGGGCCGATCTATCGATATCTTCAGCAGCATAAGAAGAATAGGACTTCTTGTTGAACAGGAAGAATAAGGCCAGTAAGACCAACACGACAATGATGAAGGTCTTCATTAATACTATACAAGACGAAAATATCCTGCGTCTTCTGGGCAAATGAAAAAAGTGAAATTTTAGTATATGGCACTCTTGGTCTATTCTGAGAAATGTAAATTTTCTAATGATATTTTGAATTTTATAAAGGGAAACGCATCTCTCTCTGAGATTGTGCGTCTTCATGAGATTGGTCGCAAGGGAATCCCATCTAAAAAGATAACGCGTGTTCCGACTTTGATCACGAATGATGGTAAAATGTGTGTTGGGGCCGATGTAAAGTCTTGGCTCGAGATGATTTTACCAAAAGAAATAGAGATGTGGTCAGCGTCCGGCCCATCCACGAGTAATCTCGACGGTTCAGACACCTCGGATATGTTCGACCTGGAACGTTATGGAGTCACCCTACAACCCGAAATAACTCCCGATATGCAGAAAAGAATAGACGCCAAGCTCGCTGATGCGATGAAGGAATCGAGATAAAGATTTTAAGATATTATATAATAAGATGCATTTCAGGACAATACAAGCCTCGGCTCTGAAATCAGTATTTGAAGTTTTAAAAGATATCATCAATGATGTGAATGTATATTTCAGTCCAAAGGGAATTCAGATATTGACACTGGATACAGCGCGCGTCACGCTCGTTCACATGTTTATGGGTTCTGAAAATTTCGAGGAGTATGAATGTCCCGATGAGATAGTGGCCGGTATGAATATGGCAAATATTCACAAGCTTCTCAAGTCTATCGGGGGTCAAGATACTCTTACTGTAAATATCACCGGTCGTGACTATATGGATATGAAGATTGAGAATACTGAAAAGAGGTCATCTACTAATTTTAAATTAAAATTACTAGACATCAATGAGGATCAATTAGAGTTTCCGGATGTCGATATGAATGTCGTGACGACCCTGCCCTCGGTTGACTTTCAGAAAATGGCTAGAGATATGAACAACCTATCAAACGAGATGGATATTATACGTGAAGGAAATAAGCTCGAACTGAGCTGCAAGGGTGATTTTGCCGATCAAAAGACCGTGATTGAGTTTCCGGAGTCTGTAAGTAGAACCGGAGGCACATTTAGTCTCAAGTATATCAACCTGTTTACAAAGGCTACAAATATGTGCTCGAGTATTCAGATTATGCAAAATTCTACAAACTCAGATATGCCTATAATTTTCCGATATACAATTGCTAATTTGGGCGATTTGAAATTCTACCTAGCTCCTAAAATTGACGAGGATAAATAAATAAGTATAAATGAATATATGGAGGCCCGGTATGACGAAAGACTACGGGCCTGCAAAAGTGTTGGTGAGGCTGCGGAATATATTCTTTCGTGTATACCTATTATAAAGGAATACACGGCAGAAGCGACTGAAGAGACCGTGACC